TGAGATGGATGCGAATATGATTTGGTCTGGTGGCTTATCCCTAGTATTGGGTATGGTTGCTTTTTTTCTCAAAGAGAAGTCTAATGACTTAAAACGTCTTGAGATATTGCTCAACCGTACTAGAGAAGAAATTGCAAAAGGATACGTTACCAATGACGAACTTAACAAAATTACTGACCACATTGACCAACGCTTTAACAAGCTGGAAGCTAAAATTGACCAGCTTATTCAGCAAGGAACAAAGTGATGCCAAGTAAGAGTAAGAAGCAACATGATTTCATGGAGGCAATTGCCCATAACAAGGCTTTTGCTAAGAAAGTGGGAGTTCCTCAGTCGGTAGGCGAGGATTTTGCAAATGCCGATAAAGGCAAACATTTTAGTAAAGGCGGTATTGATATGGCTACAAAAAAACGTGGTGTTAATCCAGCGATGGCGCTTATGGCAGCTCGTGCCATGCAAGCACCGTCTGCAGCCCCGGCTGCTCCTATGCCCCCAGCTGGTGGCGCTCCTATGGGCGGTGGCATGAAACATGGTGGCTTGTCCAAAGCTCATCACAAACATTTGGCTCATCACCATTTGTCTATGGCTGAACACCATATGGCAATGCACGAAGGCCATCACAAAACTCACAAAATGGCTCATGGTGGTCATGCTTCTGAAAAGATGCACGAAATGAACCAAGCCAAAGAATTGCGCCGTATTGCTAAAGAAGAAGAGCATGAAGCCAGTGAAATGAAACATGGTGGCAAAGCCCACAAAATGGCTCATGGCGGTTTTGCTGATGGCAAGTCTATCAAGGCTGGCGAAAAACATTTGAAGCACGGCGAACACACTGACCAGAAAAAAGGTCATACCCGTGGTAAAAACTTTGGCGACAGCGGCAAAGTAGAACCTATTGAAACCGAACACAACATCAAGTCTTTTGAAAAAGAAGGCATGAAGCGTGGTGGTCACGTTAAGAAGATGGCTCATGGTGGCGCTACTCACCACCGTGCTGATGGTATTGCCCAACGTGGTCATACCAAGACTAAGTTCTGTTAAGGAGAACTCTTATGAAACCCCATTTGGTTAAAGAGCATCAAGAACCAGCTCATGGTCCTGACATGGTGCGCCATGATGAATTTATTGCGGAACACGAAACTGAGACGCATAAACATCACAAGCATCATTTCAAGAAACACGCTGAACACCACAAGCACCACATGGATCACGTGCATCACATGTGTGGCGGCGGTAAGGCTCACAAATGAGAGCCAGTCGTGGAATGGGTTCAATGAACCCTTCCAAGATGCCTCATAAAAAAGTTATCCACAGAACGGATAACCCTGACGCTGTTGACCTTTATAAAGAGGGTGGACAGGTCTGGGATAAGCCTAGGCCAAAAGGTTTGGGTAAGCCTAAGAAAATGAGTTCTGCAAAGAAGTCTCAGGCCAAAGCTATGGCTAAGGCTGCAGGTAGACCTTATCCAAACTTAATTGACAACATGAGAGCAGCGAGAAAATCATGAACTTATTTGAACGAGTCTTCAAGCATGTAAAAAGCACTGGTCACCAAGTTGATAGCGCAGAACATCAGCTGCTTAACGAATTTGTTGAGTACCTTGGTAAAGATCCAGCTGTTATTGATGCTTTTTTTCAGATCAAAGGTTTGAAGGCCAGTGACGATCAAAAAAAAGTAGTGAGTAACTTTGTTGCTGAAGTAACAACATTCTCACATGAGAATGTTAATTCTGCTGAAGTTGTTACTGAACCAATTCCTGTTATTGCTCCTGTAGATGTAACAATTGCAGCTGGTCCAGCTTATGAAGAGTACAAAGCTGCTGGTAATGTTGAACCTACCCAAGTGAGTTAATCATGGCTGAGAAATGGATTCAACACGCCATTAAGAAGGCTGGCGCTTTGCGTGAAGCGCTTGGCGTTAAAGAAGGCCACACCATCCCAGCTAAAAAGTTGGCAGCAGCTGCTAAGAAGCCGGGAAAACTTGGTCAACGTGCTAGACTTGCTGAAACAATGAAACACTTTAAGCACTGATCATGGCCTATACCACTGGTAGTTCTGTCTTTAATCTGCAGATTACTGATTTAGTTGAGGAAGCATTTGAAAGATGCGGCCAAGAACTAAGAACTGGCTATGACCTTCGTACAGCAACACGCAGCTTAAACATTCTGACTGTTGAATGGGCTAACCGTGGTATCAACCTATGGACCGTAGAAGAGGGACAGATTCCTCTTAACACTGGTCAGATCACTTACCCGTTGCCGGTGGACACAATTGACTTGTTGAGTCATGTGATTCGTCAGGGTACGTTGCAAAACCAGATTGACATTAACATCAGCCGTATCTCAGAAGATACGTACTCAACGATCCCTAATAAACTTGCAGTTGGTCGTCCAATTCAGGTTTGGATCAACCGTCAATCTGGCAATACCAATCCAACGCAATACTTCTTGTATGGGAATGGAACAACAACTGGCATCAGTGCAACAGACACTACGATCCAGTTAACTCCCGCTACTAATTTAACTGATTTGGCTGCTACTGGTTACATCCAGCTGGGCAGCGAGATTATTTACTATCCTAACGTTAGTACAACATCGCCGTATCAATTGATTAATTGCTACCGTGGTCAAGCTGGTACAACGGCTGCAGCTCAATCTGCTGGCACCCCAGTATTTGTTCCTAACTTGCCCAACATCAATGTGTGGCCTACACCTAATGCTGGTGGGAATTACACGTTTGTTTACTGGCGTTTGCGCCGTATCCAAGACGCAGGTAAGGGTACTAACATCAATGATATCCCTTTCCGGTTTATACCTTGCATGACTGCTGGTTTGGCCTATTACTTGGGCATGAAGCTGCCGGGAGTAGATCCAAACCGATTGATAGCTCTTAAAGCAGACTACGACTTACAGTGGGATTTGGCTTCACAAGAAGATAGAGAGAAAGCGGCTATTAGGTTTGTGCCTCGGAATATGTTCTACATGAGGTAGTCATATGCCGAATAAGTATTCTTCTGGCAAAAATGCGATTGCAGAGTGTGATCGGTGCGGTCAACGGTACAAACTGCATCAGTTACGTAAAGAAATTATCAAGACAAAGCTGTATAACATCAAGGTTTGCCCAGAGTGCTGGGATCCAGATCAACCACAGCTGTCTTTGGGTTTGTATCCTGTTAATGATCCGCAAGCAGTGCGTGAGCCAAGGCCAGATGTAAGTTATGAAACATCTGGGACCGATGTAAATGGTTATTCTTCTGGTGGATCTAGAGATACGCAGTGGGGTTGGAATCCAATTGGTGGAGCCAGCTATTTTGATGCTAAATTAACGCCAAATTATTTGACTACAGTTACGGCTGTTGGTACAGTAACAATCACAATCACTTAGGAGTGTTTATGAACAAGAAACAAGTTGTCAAAATTGCTGACAAAGAGGCTGCTAAAGAGGTTCATAAACATGAACATCATATGCACAAGGGTAAACCTGTGACAAAAATGGCTAAAGGTGGTGTGACCAGCGGTGAAGAGAAGGCTGTTGGTCGCAATTTGGCACGTGTTGCCAACCAAGGGAGCAAGAAATGAAGCCCCAAGTCAAACCAACCACCAAAAACAGCCCTAAAGTTGTTACTGGTGACTCAAAAGGCAAGTCTAATGGACCTGCTGAAGAGTATGCACCAGCTCATACCATGTCTGGAAAGCGTTATGACGCAGCTAGTTTCCAAGCAAAAATGGATTCTGTTACGTATGCTACAGATAAAGCTGCAAAAGACGTAGATCTCAGAGATCCTTTGCCAAATGGCGTGTCTTTTGGTACTTCTCATGAGAAAACAAGCGGTATTGAGATGCGTGGTGCTGGTGCAGCCACTAAAGGTCGCATGAGCCGAGGACCAATGGCGTGAATTACTACCAGCTTGTCACTGCCGTTCAAGACTATACCGAGAATACGTTCTCAACGGTAGACGTTAACACGTTTATTGAGCAAGCTGAACTTAGGATTTACAACGATATCCAGTTTCCTTCGTTGCGTAAGAACGTAACGGGCAACGTTTCGACAAATAACCCCTATTTGTCTGCGCCAAATGACTACCTGTCAACTTATTCGTTGGCAGCGTACTCAATTACCAGCACTACGGCCACGGGATCAGCAGGTTTAAATACCATTTTTGTTTCTAATGTTAGCGGTATAGCAGTTGGTCAAAACGTCACAGGATCAGGCATTGGTGCTGGTGCGATTGTGTTTGCGATTGTTGGAACAACCATAACTTTGAATGTTGTTAATTCTGCATCTGTTACTGGTACTGTTACCTTCCAAGGCCCATACCAATACCTGCTAAACAAAGACGTTAACTTCATTCGTGAAGCGTTTCCCTACCCCGGCGTGACAGGTTTTCCTACCCACTACGCCATTTTTGGCCCCCAATACTCACAGCAAAATGAATTGTCGTTCATGGTTGGCCCTACGCCTGATCAAAACTATAACGTTGAGCTGCACTATTTCTTCTACCCGCCATCTATCATTCCTGGGATTGTTACTGGATTGAGCAATATTATTGCGTCTGGGTCTAACTACGGTAACGGCACTTATTACAATCAATCCTTAACGGGTGGCACTGGTTCCGGCGCTACGGCTACACTTGTTGTTACCGGCAATGTGGTTACTTCTGTGATTTTGGAAACGGGAGGAACAGGCTATGTGGCTGGTGATACTTTATCTATTAGCACTAGCGTTGGCAGTGGGTTTACCATTAATGTTTCCAGCATAAACCAAGGTACGGGCACTACTTGGCTGGGTGACAACTACGATGCGGCGCTGCTGTATGGCACTTTGGTTGAAGCCATCACCTTTATGAAGGGTGAGCAAGATATGGTTGCTTTGTATGATGGAAAATTCAAAGAAGCGCTTGCACAAGCTAAACGTCTGGGTGATGGTCTTGAAAGATCTGATGCCTATCGCAGCGGTCAATATCGCCAGAAGGTTACCTAATAAATGTCTATCCTTCAGGGTCAAACGACAAGTTTTAAAGTTGGGCTGTACAACGGTCAGTTCAATCTTGCCTCAGACCAGATTTACATGGCGCTGTATAACGGCAA